AGCCTGGAGATTCTTGGTGGAGCATTGCGGCTAAGCATGGACTGTCTATGTATGCATTAGCTAGTCGCAACGGAAAGACGATTTACACTGTTATCCACCCGGGCGACAAGCTGGCTATCAGTGGGCAGACAGCACGCACGTATACAGTGCGCCGTGGCGACACGTTGAGCAGCATTGCTAGTCGGTTAGGCGTATCGGTAAGCTCACTGGCTAGTCGCAATCACATCAGCAACGTTAACTGGATTTATATCGGTCAGCGTTTGTTATACTGACAATTTTGAATAGATAGGTAAAGGCACACTGGTCAAATGACTGGTGTGCCTTTTTTTGTGAGGTTAACTAGTTGTCCAAAAGTTGTCCAAATACGGTGTAAACATTGATATACCAACAACGGTGTTACCGATCACCAGGATTTACCTTGCAATCGACATTCCAGTACAGGTCATTGTTGTTAGGTGTACAAATGCACTTGGTATACCCATATGCACTGTAGCCGCTAACGTTGCTGATAACAGCTTTCGTTCTATAGTCATTGCACGTCCACTCCCCAACGTTTCCGTCTCCAAAACTCTTTTTGCCGATTAGCTGACTGCTTGAGTCAAGATTGTATTTCCACGCTTGTTGTTGAAAACCAGCTGCGTCTTGGATCCAGCTTGAATTCTGATTGATCTTGATTAACTTCTTCCAGTCGTCAGTAGCCTTCAAGCTATTGATCGTCGAGTTCTTAAGCGCATTCTCTCTAGTCTGCGTTTCCGTTTTGGTATACACAGATGATGATAAAGCATAAGTACGCTTTACTTCGGCCTGATAGGCCGTGAGTGCATCGGCCTGAGTCTGTATGCGCTTGTTAATGTCTCCATCCGACATGCACCAGTCAGTAGCTTTAGTGCCTTTTTCGAGTTTTACGTGGCGGATAGCGATTTGACCAACAAAAGAGCTTGTAGTGCATAGCTGCAGAACGGTAGCCGCCGAGTCATTGGTCGGCTGTACCGGAGATGTGGCGATGGCAGACAAGCGGACAGCCTGTCCTACTTTAAGCGTGCACTCTCCACTCGTCCCGTAAGAGAACCAATCGCTTTTTCTACGAATTAGCAGCTCAGCCGTGGGCAATCTAGAAGAGCAGTTGAGCAACTTAACATCGATACTAACTGTATAGATTCCCGCTTCCGGTTGGCCCTTGGGCATATCGATGTACCAGTTGTTGCGGTTTTGTTTTGCTGTTTTCTGCGTGAAGACTGTCCAGCCGTTTTGGAAACTCATAGCGTCATACGAGTTGTGCCCTATCGCCGCGCTTTCCATTGAGCTATTGTCTAGCAAATTCGCTCCGCCAATCTGTAACCCGTCGATTTTGCCATTAAGCGCCTTGTACGCTTCTGTCGTACCGTATGCATCAGCCACTTTTTTGGCAAATCCGCTGCCAAAAGATCCAGTCGATGTGTTGTAGTCAAGCGCACTGATCAAATTGGTTGTTTGCTTTTTTGTTTGACTGGTTTCATTGCTATAGGCAGATACCAACGTGTTCAAATCGCCAGTTGTCCCATCCTTGCCAATCAGCTTCCTGATTGTAGTATCATAACCGGCTACTTTCGTATCAATTCCACTTGCCTTAACCACGCTGTTGGCAAAGCTTGTCGAATTCATAGTCGTTTCAATAGTGTCAGCTTTGGTCTTTACAGACTTGACATCGCTTGCGAGCGTGTCAACTTTATCTGCCGTCTGTTTAAATTGTGTCCCTGTTACATACCCGTTCAAATCGGTTTTGTTGGCTTTTTGGCTGAGTTCGGTCGATGTCTGTTGCTTGAACGTGTTGTACTCATTGTCATCAACTTTTGAATCGACCAAAGATTCAATTCGGTTATTTTCAGCTTTAGCGCTGATCAATCCGCCTTTTCCGTCGCTCAATGCTGCTTCCAGAGCACCCGCTCGGGCCGATGCTGATGTAACCTTGCCATCAAGGGTAGCATAGGTAGCTTTTACGCCGCTGACATCTGACTTGATTTCTCCAATTGCTTTGCCGTTTTTTGTCACGGTTTTAGCAACGTCATCAACTTTAGCGCGCGCTTCACTTGCGCTGTTATTTGCTTCCGTTGCATTTGCCGAAGCAGTATCCGCAGTTGCCTTTGCCGCTTGAGCCGTTTCCGAGGCTTTAGTCACGACTGTGGTCAGTACTTGTTTTTCCGTCTGGTAAGTTTCATTAGGTACGTACTTGTCATCGATTTCTTTAAATTGTGCGTTAAAATCTTTGATGGCCTGGTCAACTTCCTTTTGCGTGTTATGCAGCTCTGCCGTCGACGTAATCAGTTCCCAGTTACCATTCTGATACTGGTACATTTCAGTCTCGCCGTTGTTGAGATCCTTGTACCACAAATCGCCGTTTTTCGGGTTGGTAGGCCCTAATTTGCCATAGTAGTTCGTGTTCTTGCCGTTGGCAGACGTCACCTGCGATGCCAGTTCGTCTGTTTTGCTCGACAAATCAGCAACATTGCTTTCAATCTTGGCCACCTGACTGGCCGACGGCAGTTTGCTGACAATATTCTGCAGCTCGTTAATTTTATTTAGCTGACCGTTAAGCAGTTTGTAGTTGCAAAACTCGATTGTATTCTGCGACGGATCAGTATACGACTTTTCAAGTTTGGCCACCCGCGCTGACAGATACAACGCAGGATTGTAGTCGTGGTCAATGATGGTTACCGTATCGCCAATCTCAAGCGTACTGTCGATAACCTTGACATCTGCCGTGTACGTGTACTGGGGCTCACTGTAGGTTTTGAGCTGTGTGATCGTACGGTTCAGCAGTTCACTGGCCGACTGCGTATCATACGTGTAGTAGCTTTCGATATAGCTTGTCTGGCCGAGATTAAAACGCTTGTTAGCGTCGACGGCCCGAAGGAATTTGTCGCCCTTCGTCGTAACGAGACCGTCCTTGTTGTATTCGAGGTCGGCAAAATCGACATTTTCCTGTTCTGCCGTTTCCTGCCCTTCAGGCGGTGTTACCGTACCGCCTACACCACAAAGCGCCGTGACAAACTGCGCTCTTGATTCCTTTTTGGTAATGTCGTTGAGTTCATGATTATACACGATTTGCACGTCCGACCGGTCGGCACCAATGGTCTTGTAGACATTGACCACAAAATCGCACGGGCGGTTGGCCGTAAAGCTCACGCCCATCTTACATTCAGCGTGGTCAAATGCCGTCAGTATAGACAGCAGACGTCCCAGTCCGGTATCACGTCCTTCATAGGTCAGCGTGCGCTCCAATCCCGCCAGCTGATTGACGCCGAGTTTCCACGGTGTACTGTCAACAATTTTGTTAAAATACCACTCAAAACTGTGCGGGCCTTCGCTTTTCCAGATATCGCAGTTCTTATTCAGCAGCTCAATCCCGACGTCCTCTGCATACACAGTCTTGGTATACTGATTTTCTTCATAATCAAGAATTGTGAATACCCAGTTCTTGCCGTTGTCGTCCTGAAGCACGACATAGTTGCCGGTATCCATGCACTGACTGGCGGGATCAGTTTTGACAATTGTGAATTCATATGATGACGAACCGGCATCCAGTGTCAACGTGTGTTTGTCATCGTATACGCCGACAGTCGTTTCAAGTGTTTCCCGTGCACGGTTCAAAACATATAACTGCATTTAATCACTTCTTTCTTCCTATTATATATACTCGAAATCTTCTAATTACAAATACTTGCGTCTGATATACGCCGTCACATCGGGTCGGTCGGCGAAATTCGAGTATCCGAAAATAATGTGGTTGTTGCCAGGCTGAACGATAACGGGACGACTGCCGATGTCCTGATACTTCAACGCCGACGCCCCGTTGATGGTTGTGGTTACCTTGCCGTCGTCCCCGCGGATAACCACCCTATCCCCTTCTTTCAGCATGTTGGCAATGTTTGTATATGATTCAACATTGTCTTTTCTGATCCAGAAATCATACAAATCGTTCCACATTCCCGTCTTATCGTGGTCCTGCCAGATGGCTTTCCAGTACGTCATGCCACCGACCAGGCGAGCACCCGCGTCAGTGTCCGTATAGCTGACAACCTGCTTAATCGCATTGCTTCCTTCAATGCTCTGGAGCGTGATTGTGAACGTGTTTCCACTGCGCTGGACATTGATTGCACCAAAGAAATTGTCCCACCTGGCGTTGTTTTCGTCAGTGAAAATCCATCTGTCACCGATGCGGATTTTGACCGAGCCGTGGCAGTTCTCCCATTTCCACAACTGGACGGACACCAACAGTTTGCGGTTGACGTCCCATAAATTAAATTGCTGAAGGCCGTGCATGCGGATATTGCCGAAAAGAAACTGCGTGTAGAAATGAGCCGTGAAATTCTTGATTGCCCTGTCAGTTGGGAATGCCATGCTTGCCGACGGTCCGTGCCACCCCTTGGTCGTTCCAGTTCCGTCCTGCCCACTGCCCCATGCGGTCGCACCGCCCTGTGCATTACGCAGACGCCATCTTGCTTCGTGTGTCTGCCCCGGGTCTTCAAATGCCCCCTGTTGCAACGGATTTGCGTTCCAGTCGTTGAGCACGCCCGCATTGATAGTCCACTGCTTGAGTCCGTTTGCCGGATTACTGTCGCGTTGGACTATCCACTGCGATTTGACAACAGTTTTGCCGTCAGGCTCTGATGGGTTGCCGAGCAGATATGCCGTTTTGCCGTTGGCAATCGAGATATATCCATTTTCACTGTGGTTAGTCAGTTCGAACCGCACGGGCACGGGCTGCGTCCCGTTGTTGATTATGTTGAGCGAGTTGGTAACGGGAAGCGTCACGAGCATGGTCAACTGAATATAGTCGAGATACAGACTGCTTTCGCCGTTGCTCGACTTGCCGTAAATGTCCAGATACATGTACCCGCTGGCGTCAACATGACCGAAGAAGTCGTCTGCCGTCTGATAGTCCAGCTCAAGCATTGACGTAGCCTGTTGGCTGTGTGTTACGGCCGTTCCCCATCCGGTCGACGGCTCATACGAAGCAATGGCAAAATACCCGTTGCCGCCATATCCCCATACCTTGACCGACGCTGACTTAAGATTGTTCTTGACCCAGTTGAGTTTTTCGACTGAACCGGCGACACCGATCGAGTTGAAAAAGCCGGGCTCGGCCTGTTCCAGTGCATTGACTACATCAAGTTTGGCCACGAAATGCGGTACCTGATAGCGCCACAAATTCTGCGGTCTGATGATGGTTGTCCAGTCCGAATAGCTGCCGTTGCCCTGTGCGTCGTTACTGTAGCGCAGATAGACACGCAAGCGCTTGTTGGCCATTTGGTTGGACCATGGCAGTTCCCCGTAAAAACCGGACATGCTACTGTTTGCGACGTTCGGGTGCGTTTTCTGCACGTCAGGGCGTGCGGTAAGCGTCACTTTAACGCGGCAGTATTCTTTCCCGCCGCCTGATTCGTCAGTGACGATAATGTAGGCGTACTTGCGCCACGTTGACGAAGCGTCTACATGCCAACCTTTGATTTTAAGCTTGCCGTCTTCGAGGGCAACACTGTCCAGACCACCGCTTTCAGTAGCATACAGTTGAAAATTAGCAAGTGAACTGTCATACCATGACCATGCACTGTCAGATACGCACTGACCGTTGCAACTGTCAAGATAGCCGTATTCGACTTGCGAAAGCTCGTCCGTATAGTACGTCGGCGGTTCGATTGCCCAGTCTCCTGCCACGTGTCCACGGTAGATGGTGTGTGGCACAGGGCTTGTTTTGCCGGCAACTTTGCCCGACATTCCGACACTGATCTGTTTGGTGGTCAGGCTGTCCGACCACTTGAAGACGTCTTCTGTGTTGGCGTATGCATACGGGTCAAAACACGTGAATTCAAATGCCGACGTCACTGCCAGCTGGCCACCGTCCGGTGTGTCTGCACCTGTAAGCGTGCCGATGAAGTATTTATCCGGATCATCCGCGAAACTGATTTTCTTATTCTCACCACTCAACAATCGATTGAGTTGATAGTACACTTCACGAAACCGCTGCGGTGTTTCTACGTCAATCTGATACTTGACTGTCAGTTTCCGCGCTTCACGGCGTTTCTTCTGCAGTCTTGAACCGTCCTGACTGCCGACGGTGATTGTCGATACGTCATAGCCGACAAGCTCGCGTCCGGTTACCTGCAGTGTTGTGAATTCCGGGATAGCCTGGTCAAGCGTTACGCCGTCCACGGTTATCGCTTCTGCCGACAAGCCCGTATTCGGATCATGTCGTTCTAAGCCATAAAAATTGTACAAAATCATCACCCCTATCTGTTACCGTACAAGCGCTGTTCACGTGACTGCCGGCGATTGAGTTCATCGGCAAGCGGTTGTGCCGTAACCTTGGCGATTGTCTTGCCGTCAAGGTTAACGGGCACTTCCACGGTAATTGTGCTATGCATGTTGACATCTGCACTATACGCCTGCGCAAATGACGTGCTGAATCCGTCTGTTGCCAGTGCTGACCAGTCTGCCATCGGCTTGACTGTTGCGCATTCTGCCAGCGTCTGTGCCGCCTTGGTTACCATATCAGAATTTCCGGTAAGGCCTTCCGCAAAGCCGGCAACTGTGTAGTAGCCGACCTGGTCACGCATGACACGTGACGGCGAGTGAATGCCCAGCGCCGACTTGGCTGCTTTAAGCGCACTCTTAGCCATGTGAGCAGCAGCAGAAACGGCACTTCCAATCGCACCTCTAATACCTTTGACAAAACCCATGACAAAGTTTCGACCGGCGCTGAACAGTGAACTAGCGCGGCTTCTCACGGCGTTAATGGCTCTGCCCATGCCACTGCTGATAGCGCTTATGACACCGCCAAAGGCACCACGGACAACACCGCTCAAAGAGTGCCAAATACCGCTGAACGCTGATTTGACGTTATTCCATACGGCTCGCCAATTCCCCTTGATAGCGTTAGTAACCGCTCTGATGATGTTTGCGACCGCATTAATGCATGATGATACAATCGATATGATACCGTTCCAAACACCGGACGCAATCGATTTAATACCATTCCAAATACCATTCCAAACCGCTTTAATTCCGTTGAGCACACCGCTGATGACGAATTTGACCGCATTGATAGCTACGCTGATTACAGTTTTGATTGCATTCCAAATGTTGGATGCAAAATCTTTGATGCCACTCCAGAAACCCGACCACCAACCAGTAATGCCTGACCATGCAGACTTTACACCATTTACAACCGGTGATACTACCGTACCGACAAACCCGCTCCAAACGGCGGACGCAAAAGCAACAATCCCTTGCCACAACCCACTGAAGAAACCGGTGATACCCGACCACACGGTTTTGAAGAACTCGACCACGGGCATTACAACAGTTGTTACAAAACCGTTCCAAACAACGGACGCAAAGCCGGTGATAGTCTGCCACAAGGTGCTGAAGAAGTCGGCGATGCCTTGCCAGGCTGACTTGACGCCCTCAACAACCGGATTTACAACATTAGTCACGAAACCGTTCCAAACGGCTTGAGCGGCGCTTGTGATTGCGTCCCATAGTGTCTGAAAGAATTCCTTAAGCGCATCCCATAAATTCTTGAAAGCGTCAATCACTGGCTGAATTGATGTCAGAAAAGACTGCCAGTATGGCGATACTGCGTCAACGATAGACTGCCACAGATTGCCGAACCATTCCTTGACGCCACTCCATGCATTTTGAATGGCGTCTACGGCACTGTTGGCCATATCAGTGATTCCGCTCCAAATACCGCTGAAGAAGCTAGTGACACCGTTCCAAACGCCCTTGACTTTATCCGGTACGCTTGTTATGAATTCTGCTACAGCGTCCCATACGCTTGACGCAACCTCTTTAATGCCATTCCAACAATCAGACAAAAACGACGTGAACTGCGACCATAACTGCTGGCCTAATTTCGTTTTCGTGAAAAACAACGTCAGCGCCGTGACTACTGCTGCAATAGCAGCAATGATAAGCACCATAGGATTAGCAGCGGCGAAACCGGCAATTGCAGCACCTACTTTGGCAATACCGCCGGCAATCGTGGTAAGAACACCAACAGCTGTGCCGGCAACCTCGCCAAGTGCTGATATTGCCGTAACCAGTTTGCTATAGCCTGAGGCGACCGAAAGAATTGTTCCGACGACGCCCTTGCCTACTTTGACCGCTGACCACAACGCAAGCAAAACCTTTGCGGCCGTCATTACACCGTCCTTATGATTTTCGAGAAAATTGAAAAACGACATCAGTGCATTCTTAACGTCTGAGCAGACCTGCTTGATTGTCGGCAGTTCTTTTTTAAGATAACCAAGCGCCACTTCCGTTCCCTTCGAAACAACGGGACCGATAGCCGTGAAAGCGTCGTTGATAACATATTTTAAATTATCGAGCTGCTTTGCAATTGAGCCGAAACCTGCGTCGGAAAAGCCGTCGTTGATATACGTCAACATGTTAGACAGGTTCTTGACCACAGAATTTTTCAGGTTCTCAAAAGATGTCCCGATTCCGGCAGAGTTCTTGTGTGCAAGTGATGCAAATCCGTTCTGCGCCTGATCAAGCTCGATTAATTTGTCGTTGAGCTGATCGATGGTGATCGAGCCGTCTTGAAGTTTGGCGTACAAATCCATCTCAGCCGATTTGCCGGTCAGTCCGAACGAATTGGCCACTTTGCGCAAGGCAATCGGCATGGTTTCCATCAACGTGCGATACGACATCAGATCGACCTTGCCTGTGGATAACATCTGTGTATACTGTGTCAGACCACGGCTTGCGTCTCCAGCTGACGCACCACTTGCCAGAAAAGCATCATTGAGTGCTACCGCTGATTGTGCCGCTTTCGAAGCAGATCCCGTCAGTGGCGCCAGTTGCTGAGCACTGGACGTGATTTCGTCAAGCGATGTCGGCAGACCGTCAATGCCTTTTTGCAGTATTTGCGAAGACTTGGCCACGTCACGTGTACTGTATCCCAGTGCCTTCATTACCACTGGATACTTGTTCAGCGTATCGAAACGGCTGATTGCACCGCTCAGGCTGTCCTTGACAACACCCATGGCGGCACTGGTCAGTTTGCTTGCCACCGCAAACAGAGCACCGAATTTAATCGCGCCCATTCCTGTTTTTTCTGACGTTTCCTTAAGGCCGTCAAGACCTTTCTTGGCGTTTTCAAGCCCTTTAGTAAAACCACTGTCATAAGCCTTGAGAACCGCCGTCAGTCCGAATTCCGCCATTGTCACTCACCCCTTTCTTTTGTTTTTGCATTTCTTCCCACTCCCGCTGCCTTTTCTGGAGCACTTTTGCCGTTTTGATTTTTTCGAGCCGTGGCGAAGTGTACCACGGCTCGTATATCGACCGCACCTTATCTATGGCCTTTTCAGTCTGGAAAACGTCAGACGGCCCTTTGAACCGGTATTTCTTGCCGTTGTTGCTCTTTGCGTCACGTGTGTAAAAAGCCAGTTGCCACAGATGGTCCTGCAGAGCAATCTCACGCAGTTGCCACGCTTCCATACGAAGTTGATACTCACGAAGTGTCATTTTGTCGATGTCTTCCATGTCTGTAATGCCGAGGTACGCCAGGCAGTTAAGCTGAATGTCATAGTACTCCTGTTCGGGCGTAGTAGTGGTCAGGCTTTTGCTGCCGCCATCATCTGCTTTAAAGGGGCTGCCGTCACGTTACTTTCTTTCAGGGCGTCGACGAGTGCGTCAACAAGCTTCTGCCAGTCCTCAACTCCCGTTTCAAGGTAGGCGTCCACGTCTTCCTGCGTCGGTCTGCCGCGCTTGATATGAGCGGTACCGGCGTAGATTGTGTTGGAAATGGCCACCGGATCAGCGCCGATAAGACTCGGGATTGTTGTCTGCAGTGCCATGCCCAGATTGATTCCTTCTTTGGTTGATACCCCTGCAAGCTTGTTAAGCTCACGGATAAATGCCATGCCGAAAATAAGTTGTGTATCCTTACCGTTGATCTTCAATTCCATTTCTATTCCTCCTACAAAAAAAGCCGGCTATACGATATAGCCGGTTATGTTGTTATTTAACTAGTCTGCGGCGCCTACGCCGTTATCTCCGTTTGTGCCGTCATTCTTGAGCAAGCCCTGAAAGATGTAGTTAACCTGGTCACGCAGTCCGTCCGGGATTTTTGTGTAACCTTCTTTTGGTTCGCCGTCAACAGCAATCGTGAACTCTCGTGTGGCGTTATCGTCGGGATCACCACTGTATGAATCCTTGGAAACACGGCCACGCATGTAGTTTGCCAATACTTTCTTACCGGTTGTATCTAACCTGTCGAGCTTGACAACCCAAAACTCAAGCTGTGTTTTGTTGACAAGAGATTCCTTGAGCATATCAATCACGGGCGACGTCGAATCAAGAGTTTCAAACGAAAAATCCGTGCTGAGACTGCCCACTTTTGAAACATTGCCTGATTTAGTCGATGTACTGTCACTGTCACGTGACAGCTCGAAATCAGTAGACGTCAGGTAAGGCACAAGCTGTGCATCCTCTGTCTTGGCCTTGTCAAACTGACGTACCATGACGACACCTTCAAAGCCTTGAAGGATTTTCAATTCATCTGCCATCTGATCATATCCTTTCTAGTGTTAAATCTGTCTGAATTCTAACACTAGCGCCCCACGGTGATATATCGTGTTCGGAACGCTGGTGTCAAGCAGCATTTGTTTTTGTTGAGCGTTAAAAGACGCATAAAAGCGGTAATTGTCCGTGCTGATTATGCCCGGTTTGATGAGACTGTAGACCTTTTCTGTAATGTCGGACACTTCAAGACGCTGTCTTTTTGAGCCCCACACGTCAATGTTGATTGTGTACGTACCGCCGACGCACAGTTTGGTGGCCGTGCTGACCATCTGCACATTGCCCACACAGATGATAGGGTAGTCGACCTTCTCGTCTTCTCCCGGCAGATAGTCATACGTAGCGTCAGGACGAATTTCCAGGCATTTTGCGTAAAAGTAATCATATAGTTCCTGTTCAGGCGCCATTAAATCCCCCCTTCACCGCTTTTTCAAGGTCATTTTTAAAAATCTGTTTCTGGACATTGAAAGCAGGCTCCACTGCCGGTTCAGGTGCCATGAAACGTGTACCTTTCTCAAGATACATGATGTAGTCCGTGTTGACAGTGACGCGCCCTTCCGTTGATTTGACCTGCAGTGTAGTCTGACGTGACGTGTTACCGGTCGAGTAGCCCTTGATGTAGGCTTTGCGCTCGTTATTGATTGTACGGCTGTGCAACTGAACGGTGTTCTTCTTGATGACTTCACGAATCCGGCGCTTGTCAGCTGCTTTTTCAAGGGCCTTGACCAGCTCCTTGTCTCCTGACCATTCAATCGTAACTCTAGCCATGACGCTCACCTACAATCAACGTTGTGCCGTGTGTCACGTCCCGTTTTGTAACTGCGACATATTCTGTCTCACTACCGTCGATGGTCAGATATGACCACCCGTCGGACACGGGATTGAGCAGTCGGACAACCTTGTTTGCAGTTTTCACATCACCGAAAACTTCAGCACTCCGACTGGTGCCAATGTCACAGACGTTGGCAAGTGTAACGGCCACCTGTGTCTTACCGCCGACATATCCCTTGCCCGGCACGTAATGCTCGGCCGATTCGCTCCAGAAACGGACTGTACGGTCAAACCTCATGGACATCACTCCCCCTTCGGTACGGATCAACAAACATTGCTTTCCCGAGTGTTCTTGCCGATTTGCCGTTCTGGTCTTTCCAGTCGTCGATGTCAGCCTGAAACTCGTCAAAATCATTTGCACTGAATGTAATCGTTTCTCCTTCCTGTGCATATGACGCCATTCCTTCGTTTTTAAGGCGGTTAAACCGCTTGACGCATACTTCAAGGGGGATATAATTCAAAGCGCCAGGAAACGATTCTGACACTTTGAGGCCCAACTTGAAGCGTGACATCTGCACAGTACTGCGAATAATAAGGCCGAGCAATGCATCTGAATTGTCATCGCCCAGTCCCAAAAGAAGTTTCAAGTCGTCAAGCGCGACAACTGTTTCACTTTCCATCACTCAGCCCCCCTTCTAGTGAGATTCCTGAGAAGGTGTTGTTGAAGCCTTGATTGTAGCGACAACAACTTTGGAATCATTGTAAAGATATGCCGCATAGTGCTCGTCAGCCGTGATGGTGGTCAGTTTCTTGACAATATCACGCGATGTTTCGACCTGGACGCCCCTCTTCATGAAGAGCTTCAGCGGTGGCATCTGCTGATTGAGTTTGAGCAGGATTCCTTCTGTATCGCCGAGCTTGTTGGTTTCGACAATCTGCACGCCCTCAACCGCATATCGTGTGTTGGCAATCACGGCATTGGCACCGACGTCAGAGCCGGCCATCTGTTTCTGTGCGTCGCGACGAAGTTTCATCGCATTCTTCTTGTTGACCACGAACACGACCTGCGAATCGTCTGAATCGTCTGGAAAGACGGCAAGCGCCGTTTCAAGCCCGTCAACAGTCATTTCAATGTCCGTTGCTTTCTGCTTGCCTGCTTTGGCAGCCGTCAGCAGATCGTCGTCAATCTTGTTGGCAAGTGCAAGCCCGAGCTGACGATTGGATTCACCAATAGGATCGCCATAGCCCGACAGTACCGCTTCGTCAGTAATCTGTGTACCTTTGCCGGCCTTCTTGACCTTGACAGATGCGGTCGTTGTCCCGAGCTTGTCGAGCGGGATTGCCGTACCTTCTGCGATGTCCTTGGCATCGCCAATGTATGTGTATTTTGGCATTTTGACTGTATCGCCCGGCTGGCCGACAAGAGTGTTGTCCACCTGTGCAAGCGGCGTAAAACGAAGCGCCTTTTCCAACTCGTACTGAACAATTGGCGCGTTGACCTCTGGATTTACCAGATCAGAAATCTGTGTAAGTGTATCTACCATAGTTATTTACCCCCTGTGGTTAGTTTCTTGAAAAGTTCCGGATTGTCACGATAGAGCTTGACGCGTTCACTCTGGTTCATGCGCATGAACTGTTCCTGCGTCACTTCTCTGACCGTTTTGCCGGACATACGCGGTGTGTGGCCCTTGCGGAATTCCTCACGCACAGAATCCTTGACCGATTCCGTGTAGTCGATAAAAGCCTTGACATTCGCGTATGTCGTATCAGCGTTGTCTGAAACAAGGAAGCCTAGAACGTCAGACGGGACCGACAGACCGGAATCGCGGAGAACCTGATCTGTCTCGTCAAGCGTTTTGCGGTGCGCAATCTGTGCTTCGAGTTCCGCGATTCGCTTGTCCTTCTCGTCTGTATCCTTTTTAGCTTTATCTTTGTCGGACAGTTCCTTGACTGATTTGCCGGACTCAAGCTGCTTGATTTTGTCAAGCGCTTCTTCCAGCTGCTGCTTGTAGCTGTTCTTTTTGGACTGTTCCGCTCCGATTCGTTTCTGAAGCTTTTTGACAATCTCATCGGCGTCAACTTTCTTCTGTTCCGGTTCAGTCTTTTTCGGCTCGTCAGCCGTCTGTTCTGGTTCAGTTGCCGTTGCCTTTACGTCAGCTACTGTATCTGTTACTGTTGCATCGTTATCCATGATGTACCTCGCGTTTTAAGGCCTGGGAGCCTGTAGTCTCGGTTGTTCTTTTAGCCCTGCAAATCGGAAAAAGGGCATAAAAAAAGACGGTCGACCCGTCTTGAATACTATTTTAAAAGCGGAAGCCAGTTTCTAACTTCTTTGAAAACATTGTATGCTTTAATCATCATCGAATTTTCCTTAAGATATTGTAGCCCGGAACTTGTAATTTCCAATTTGCTTATACCAGTTACAATCCTGCCACTTGTCGTTGATGTTATCCGTACACCTTTAATGTGGCCATCATCCGAAAGTATTGACAATGTTTGGTAAAATTGTCTGTTCGAAATATTCGAGTGTACCAGGTGAGAGAACATCTACATCCACGTCAATACCGTTTTCATAACAATATTTCAAATATGATAAAATTTTATAAGCAATTGAAAAATAGTCATTATTACTCATAATTAGCCACTCACCTTATAGTATATAACTAAATCATTCATTAACTACTTCAATTTCTTTTTTCAAATAATCGATAAACCTTTTCCTGTCCGCTGGCGTAAGGACTGAAGGAACCAATTCTTTTTCCAAATCATCAAAATAGATGTATGCATCCGTTTTGTCCAAATCAAAGCTACTCCACTTGCCGACTAAATCCGCAATTTCTTCGTATTGTTCCTGACTATAATCATCTCTAGGTTCTAACATTGAAGACTCGTAATAAACTGACTCTATACGAAATCTCTTATTTCTGTTCCTTTCTTCCATTCAATCACGCCCCTGTTTAATACGTTGATGGTGACCCCAAATCTAATTATATCAAACCCGGAAACAATTGCAATTATATCTACATTGCTGTCTTCTGTGTTTTTCTTTAATTGCGTCAACCCAACTTTTCTTAACAGTTTATTGGCTTCTTCGAAAGTGATAGTCTTAGCATCGGAACTTAATCCGTATTCAAAAACTTTTCCGTTTTCTCCTTTACGTGCATACATTCGTGCCTGTAATTTTAATTCAGAAAAATAGATCCCTCGTCCTCTAGCAGAACTTTTTGCACCAGAAATATATAATTTGCCCTTTTTCAATTCCTTGTCCACATCATTCGTGATTAAATTTCCATCTGCACTTTGATGAATACCGCGATAAATTTTGACTCCACCGTATTCTTTTACCTGTTTTGGTAGCTGATTGTACCCTTTTTGTTCTAACAAATAATTAACAAATTTAGCCTTAACGTCGTTATATGGATTTAAAATATCCGAAAATGTTCCATTTTCAATAGACTTCGAAATGTCAATGCCGGTAGCTTTTAAAAAATCGTCACGATATTTGTCTAGACGTTTTCTGATTATATTTACATCAGTTGTTAAAGTGTTATTTTTATCATCTTTCCAGTACGCAGACAGTGCACACCGGCAGTTCGGATGTGCAGGCAGTGTCGGTACGTCCTTGACGCGGTAAACACCGTCATTATGCCTAGCATGTTCTGTGCACGTCGGACATGCCTTTGGTTCCGCCGTCCACTGACACCACTCAACGCCGTAGTGGTCAAAAGACTCAAGCGTCGCCTGTGTCTGGCACCGTGCTGATTCCGTGCGTGCTATGCGTTCTGTGATGTGCTTGATGTTGCCGACGTCCTTTTGAACAACGACCCTCAACTGCTGAGCCGCTTTGCGTGGATTCTGTCCGCCTATAAGCACCTGTGCAAGCGTGGTTTCAAGACGTGCCTTGAGCGCGTCAATGCTTGTCCATAGCCTGTGCGAGTACGTTCCGGACCCTGTACTGGCCATCACAATCTTCTGCACGGCCGACTGTGTCCACCAGTCCATGGCAGAACCGGCGTCATTTGCCATCAGGAATTCTGCCTGACGTTGAAATTCAGTTCTGGTATCTGCGTTAAGCTTGACGTTGAGTTCGGCATTGATGTCAGCCCCCAGCTCAACCAGTCGCATGCCGATAACGCTTTTCAGATATTCAAGCCTGTTAATGCGCATGGTCACGTTGTACAGTCGCATGCGCTCGTTGACTTCATCACTGTAGTCTGCATAGCTGACGCGCTTGCCCTGCTTGCGCAATTCCTTTGCATGCCTGACCACCTCCGCCGCTTCTTTTTTGTATAGAGCAGTATCGGCTTTGCTGACCTTCTTCTTTGCCTCTGCATAGCTGATACCGTCACGCACGGCGAATGAGTAGAGCTCGGATTTGATGTCACGGTTGATTTCAGCAATCGTACGCTCGTAGTATTTTTCGAGCTTTGCGTTGAAAGCTTTATCGTCCTTCAGATTCTGCTCGATGTACCTCTGCTGATTCTGTTGTCTTTTGTCCCAGTACGTCATCTTCGTCACCGCCGTTCCTGTCCATATCCACTACCGATACAGCGCTTTGCATGCGTTCGTCCTCTTCGCTCTGCATGCGCTCCAACTCCGCTTTCGGATCATCAACGATAGAAAGCACTGAAAGCTGTGTCTCCTTCGAAACGACACCTTCGAGATTCTTGGCGTCCGTGACTTCTTCCGACAGGTTGTCCGGAAGATTGCGCGTGAACTTGAACGTCAGGTCCTTCCAGGCATCGGGATAGCCCGTCAGGCTGAAAACAACGCGGTATAGTTTGCGCAGAGAACGAGTGAATTTGCGTTCCTTGCTAGCAGCCATATTCTGCATGGAAAGCATTTTGTACTGCATGGCCACTCCGCTGGCGTTGCCTGAGAAGCTATCGTCATTGGGGTTAGGCACCTTTGCAATCTGGTAAATCAGATTAGTAAGGCGGTCGATTTGGTGCTCCTGCATGCCGTCAGCGTCGGGCTTTTCCAAAAAGCCAATCTGCGCATTGACGGAATCGGCGTCAGGACTGTAGATAATCCGCTGACGCTCCAGATCAATGTCCGGCACGCCGTCTTCATCAACGTCCAAATCGATACCGAAAATCTTGAGATAGGCATTGTCGAAATATTCGATTTGATTCTGTTTGCTCGAAAGCGTGTCGTTAAGCTCGTTGATAAGTGTTGCCACATTATCGCACAAGCCTAGCCGCTCTTCTGTATCGTAAAATTCGACTGTCGGCACCAGTCCGTAGATGTTAGGCCGTTCGTCAGTCTGTCGGCCGTCAATGTACGTGGTAATGGTGTCGGCCGTGTAAACCTCATAGCACCATCTGGTCCCACTATCGCCGCTGACTGTCCAGTGACGGATAAAAGCAAGCCGTCCGTGATTGATGGTATCGTCGTAGATCATGACGCCTTCTGTCGGCGGGATTACCGCAACGCACGTATAGCCGTCTTCGTCCTGATACACCATGGCATATGAACGACCGTAGATATCGCACTGCTTGCTCAACTCGTTGAGCTTGTCCTGAAAAGAATTGGCGTCGTTCCAGTCTTGCAGCAAATCGTTTTGCTGCTTATTATCAAGCGTGATTTTAGGCGGAATCCCCATAAAATAGCCGTTGTACGTGTCCACCAAATAGTTGGCGATGTTGGCCACCAGACGGTTGTCCGGACCTGTATGCTCTGCTCGCTTATGCTCATGCAGTATGTCATGGTCGCCCAGGTACAGTCTCATTTTGGCCTTGTAGTCCGTCAGTCCGTTTGCCGTACTGCCGGAAACCATCGAACCGTCAACGGCATTGTGGACAACTTCGTATGTGATGGCTTCGTCACGTGGAAAAACCAGCAGTCCGTTTTCCAGTCTGTATAAATTTGTCACTGTAACACCTCCTAGAATAAGAAATTCCGCATACCGACACCCTTTGGGGCACCACTGCCGTTAACTGGCTCAACAGCGTATCTGATGGCGTCGATGCAGTGGTTGTAACTGTCGACAGGGCGGTTGATATACTCGTTCGTCTTCTTGTCTTTCTGCCACGTGTAGTTTTCAAGCTCTTCGATTGTTTTGACGCACCTGTCATCGACTATCCACTGAAACTGCTGCAGAAAGCCTATGCCCTGGACGATACTGTCGGGGCCTTTCTTTGCCGGCTTGATACGGGCAATTCCGCACCGCTTGATTTCTGCGATGGATTTCTTTTCGGCAGCGTCAGCCGTAATGACTTCTTTCTGGTAGCCCAGTCGCTTGATAATGCCGGCGATCTCATCGTTGAGCATGCCCTTTCTGACGTACTCTTCAAGTACGTACAATTTTTTGCCCTTGATATCTGCCTTGACGTGAATGAACACGCTAGGGTCGTTGACGTAGCCGAAGTCAAGACCGAAAAGGGATGGTATCTCGGCTAGTGCGTCGGCATGCAGTCTGCGCTTTTCGTATGTTGGAAAGACCAACTTGTCAAGCGTTGCAAATTCGCCGAGCGTGTAAATCTTGTAGTATGCAGGGTTGTTTTTCTTGAGCGCTTCAATCGTCGCGATGTTGTCCGCGTCAAGGAAGCGGTTGTCTTTGTACGTACTGTGGTGTACGGCAACACGTGACGGGTCGTACTCGGCGTCAGGCGCAAACCATTGCTTGTACGTCCAGTTGACTTTTGACACCGGGTTAAACATACAAAACAGTTGTCTGTTCTTGTGTTTTGGCTCACGCAAACGCAACGTCAGCTGTGTGTAATCGTCAAGTGTAAACTCGGACGCTTCTTCCATGACCACGTCTGACAAACCTTTGATGGACTTAATTTTTTCCGGGTCATCCATTCCCTTAAATAGAAAAACCGCACCATTAGGTAAATTAATCGTGCGGTCTGATTTATTTACTTTGCAAAGTGGTAGCAGCCGCCATGTTGACAGACAATCCAAAACGTCGGCAAAGATTGAATCCTTAATCGTGCGGTCAACTTTGCGAAGCCATAGTATCTTGCGCGGATACGGCCACTTCTTGCACGCCTTGAGCACGACTTTCTGCACGACGCCGTGCGATTTGCCCGAGCTGGCACCACCGTACCAGACTTCGATGAAATGATCATAGTCGAATAGGTTGTCGTAAATCTGTTTGTTAAAGACTTTGGCAGGATTCGGAAAATTAAGGTTAACCGTCGTCATCGTAATCACCAACCCCGACAGTAATGTCCATGACGCCTGTTACTTCTTTCTTATCCGTCCATGCGCCGTTTCTGCGCCCGATTAACTCGGCTGCTTTGATTCTGTCCTTGGCTGAAACTTCAACGCCGTGAACAACGACGCCCCTTGTTGTCACGGCCGATTCCGTTTCCTCGCCACGCATGACCGACGTCAGATACTCCATGACCTCTTCCATATCAGCGGTCTTTTCAGACTTGATGTCGGCAAGCCGTTTGTCCAGATAGGCTTTAATCATTGGTTTTTTCAAGTTTTCAGTAGCCATTGCTCCTGCCGTCTTTTTTGAGTAACCGGCTTTGACAGCGGCCTGGGTCGCATTGCCGGATATGATGAATTCATCGCAGAAACGTTTCTGTTTGAGCGTCAGCTTCGCTTTTTTAACCACCATCGCCACCTCCTTTTGGGCAAAATAAAAAGCAGGGGGAATCCCTGCTTTCAAAATACATTAGTTCACTCTATCATCATACATCATTTTTAAGTTATTGATTGGGTACTGATTGGGTACAAATTGGGTACTACCAGTTGACAACGGCCGACTTGACACCGGCGACATAAAGCTGCTTGACGTATTCATACGAATAATTCATTTCGTCAGCGATGGTTTCGAGCGTGACGCCATCAATAAAGTACCGCTCAAGCACCAGCGCCTGCTTCTGATTCTCGAGAGCGTCAATGCACCGCATGATATCAGCCCGATTTTGTCTGGCGAATTTCAATGTTGCGTTGATTTTGCTTTCAAGCTCGTCCTTGCGAATCAGCTTATCTTCAAGTGTGATCCGGACCGACGCCTTAGGCTCACTGCTCAGTGCCGGAGACTTGATTGACATCAGATCACGGTCAATCTGCGCAAGCCGTTCTTCCATTCTTGCGACCTTTTCCATCAGCACCCGATACCGCATCAGTGCTTTTTTGCTTTCTCGAAAATGCTCGTCTTTTGATACGATTCTCATTCAGTCACTCCCCGTCCATCAAATGTGCCACTATTGCAACCATAATTGCAGTTCCCACAAACGCAAGCACCACAACTACAATCTGTGGCAGAAAACGTTCACCAACCATTGCCACAAAAACACATATTGCTGCTATCCACATTAAACCTTTACACCAGTCCATTTCCGTTCCTCTTTCGATCGTTTTCTTCCATCAGGTAATGCAGAAACTCGTCTGCATCCTGTTTCATGCCCTTTACCATTTCAATGAGCAACAGCGCATCACCCGACTCGGCACAGCCTATTTGATACAGACCGATGAGCTCCTTAATCTCGTCTTTCAAGACTTGCAAATCAATGGTCAGCCCGTATAACTCGGCTTCAGCGTCCGTTGTCTCATATGTTTCCTTGTCTTCGTATTCCTGTTGGAATTTCTTAGTTTTTTTCATAATCGTAATCTCCCTCCTTCAGCTATGTTGTTCATGCTCACAATGGCATATCCCATGTTTTCAAAAGCATTACTAAAATCTTTTGGTCGTGCCGCCACAGCCACATGAATATCAGTGCGTTTCCCGAGACTGTAAATCAAGTGCCAGATTCTGCACTCCGACCTGATTATATTTTTGTCGTTGATATTAAAATCCGTCACCCCGAAGTCACTCAATTCAATCATTCCGTCCGGGCAATCATTCATGTTCTCCATTCGCCGTGCATAGATGGCAACATTGTCCCCGTAAATGCCACTGAACGGTAGTGTTATACCGCACCATACGCCATCGTTCAACGGCTCAACAATCACACCTCGAATGTCGGTTTCTTCAAGCAGGGCTTTTAGTTCGCCTGCTAAATCATTCACCATTCTCGTCGTCCTCCTAAACTCTGGCCATGCCATGCATGACTGTACTTTCTTCCGGGTCTTACCACCGGCACTTTCTTCCTGCGTTTCCTGGCGTCAGCCCGCATGCTTTTGTCAATACTTGCCAACAAATCATGCTCTAATTTGGAGCTTGTAAGTCCGTAGTCTTTCGTGATGAGCACCTATGCGCCTCCTTCTCGGCTTCTTCAGGGCTGTTTGCTCTGATCAGCTCATTCGTAATCGTTCCGTCAACGTGGACGGTTACCAGGTACCACTTCACGACATCTTCTCCTTTCACTATCCCAGCAACGCCTTGCACAATACCCACATTGCCGCAAACCACAAAAGCAACAACGCTGTCACTAGACAGCCCGCCTTATCCTTAGAATCCATATCCTACCAGTCCTTCCTTGACAATTTTTACCGCATCGTTTGCTGACCGTGCGATACCATGGATGATGCCGTACCGGTTCAGCATTTTATGGAAAGTGATCTGATCCGGTCTCGGTCTGCCCGTTGCCGTCTTGACTTCGATATAGAATATTTTTCCGTCATTGATCCGGAACCCGTACAAATCCGGATGACCAGGCGGTAGTCCCGTATCGAACCATCTCCCATCTGCCATTCTGACTTTGCCGACGTTCGCTCGGAATACTCTGCATCCGTTTTTTGACAATGCAACTTGAATTTCGTTTTGAATTTTATGTTCTGGACTCATTAAAAAATATACTCCTTATCATTCATTTATGCGATTATACACGCTTTTTGCATAAAGGTCACAGTACCAGACTGTTACCCGATAAACTAAAAAAATCTCTACATTCTTACTCTATCAAGGGATTGAGCCGATAGGTAACAGGTAACAGTCAATTTTCAACTTTCCTATAGTAGCCCCTTTACTACTACTACCCCCTATATATATATTATTATTATTATTATTATTATATAGAGTAGTAGTGTTACCTTAAGCACTCTAGCCCTACAGCCATAAGGGATTTAGGCGGTAACAGTCCTTAAAAAATACTGTTACCGCCTAAACTAAAACAAATGCTCTGCTTCTACTGCTGCAAGGGATTTAGGCGGTAACGCATTTTAAAACGGGGAAGTGTTACCATGTGTTACCTCAGGTACCCTCGTTTAACTACACCGTTGTTTTTTTTACACCCTTTCCGGAAGCCGAAACGATTGACCATGATGTTTGAAATGCGGTTAGACAGTTTCCTGTCTGATGCCAAACTCGTGACTGACAAGCCAAATTCGATGTCAGCCGAACTGATGAAATCCTTGTCTTTCCAGTTATTCTCAATCAGATCTTCGATTTCATCTTCTAACTCGTCAGTGTGCATGAAGTTTCTGCGATACTCAGCAATAACTTCATCTTGTTCTGCGTTGAATGTGAATTTGAAATCGGGCTGTTTACGATATTCGACCACCGCCTGCCCCCACACCTGCTGCGTGAAGTCGGGTGTCAAATCCTCGACGGGATTCATCGTCTGCTTGTCCTTGTTTACCAGGATCGGTAGAAAACGCCGTTCGCCTGTCTTATCTTTGAGATAATACAGATCATTTGTCGTCCGCACCAGTAAGAATTTTTTAGCAAATTGCGACACACTTCGCCCATACGGTTCGCGATATTCAAACTGTTGCATCGTGACGAATCGTTTCAGTTCTTCAAACGACGCTTTGCGGGTGGCGGTCATTTCGTCATCATTGACGATCAGCGCCTTTCGCATAACCGAAAAATCGTCTTTGTCAGTAAAGGTGTAAAACTGATCGGTATAATATCCCAGTGGAGCGATATTTTGCCAAAAAGACGTTTTGCCTGCGCCTTGTCCTCCGACCAGATCAAGCACGAAATCAAATTTCACGGAAGGATCAAAAATCTTAGCAACTCCCCCGTAAAAAAACATTTTCGTCGAAAGAATCACTTCTTCTCTTCTTTCAGCTCCCAAAAAATCGCAAAAGACGGTAGTCAGTCTGTCTTTGCCGTCCCATTTTCCAGCGGCTTCTTCCATGTATATCTTCAGCGGATTGTACCCGTTGTTGTACGCTACCTGTTCGATTGCGGTTCTAATTCGCAACTGGTCAAACAGGACGTGCTGATACTTTGCGCTGCTTTCAATGTAGCAGGCAATTGAATCGACATACCCATCACGCACAAAACCTTTAGCGATATGCAGTTCAGGGCAATCTTTGACAACTTCGACGCATTCGGTGTACTCGTTATAACGAAACATCCCTTTTAGCAAAGAATCCATTTCTAAAATTACTTTGATGTTAAAGATCGAATTTCGCTTGATATGATCTTTTGAATCGACCAAAAAAGGCGACTTGTTGATCTGGAGCCCTTTCAGTTTTTCTGCATCATCGCTTTTGATTAGTTTCAAGAACCTCCCTCCTCTCTGCGTCTTAGCTCTGCCGTGATAATGCTTTGCACGGTTCGTTCAACTTCTGCTTCACTCAAAGAGTGTTCAGTGTTCTCGTTCGCAAGCAAAGCAAGATTGTAGGCTATCTGAGGATCAACGTTACGTCTGAGCAACCCGCCGACAAAAACGGTTAACGCATTGTTTCGCCCTCCGGTTTCGCCGAGTCCCGTGATAATCTGCTCGAAAAGCTCGGTTGTCTGTGTTTTGCCCCCGAAGCTTCCTGTAAAGTTTGCCTGAGGTGCAGCCCGCACTGATTTTTCTTTGATTAAATCAAGCAGCCCCTGGTCAGGTTCTCTCATAGTACCCGTCTTGCTGATCCATTGATATGGCTTATCATCAATGACGGATGGTGCAACTACCACATAGTTGTTGACATGAGCCTTGATATCAACCCCCGGCAAAAAAGCGATGTTTTGTGCAATCTTCGTGCCGGTCGGTTTTTTGAAAAAATATTGAAAACCATTGTGCGCCGTGCGTTGTGCCAGCGTGTCCTTGAACCACTCCGGATGGCCTGCCTTTTTGATTTCCACAACCCCGTCTGCCCCGTCAGCGTGGCGGTCGATGTCAACCACGAAGAATTTATCAGTCTTAAGTGCAATGTTGGCATAAGGGTGTTTGTTCCAGAAATTCCGTATTTCATCCGGTGTCATAGCCGGCAACCCGGCGAACTTTTTGAGTGGCTTCTTGCCGACTGTCGGGATCACATAAAAACCACGCTCCGCATAACTCACGGCGTAATTGACTAGATTGTTCATTATCTCACCTCCGACGGGCATCCCACCCGTCCGGCAGTTGCATGCTTACTGGCCTTCGTTTTTGCTAGAATGGAAGATCGCTATCGTCAATGTTGTCTGCAGCATTGGCAAACGGGTCTTGCGGTGCTTTTGCTTGTTCTACTTTGATGTCTGATTCTGCAAAATCATAGTTGCGATACGGACTTGACGGGTCCTTTTTGTTTGGTGATTCCGTGATTTTCATCTGCATAATCTGCCCTTCATGCCCTGCATTGAATTTGGCAACCACCCGCTCATAAATGCCGGTTTCATCCCCCGCCAAGTCGTCAGGCGTCAGCTGCAATTCGCTCAGTGCGGCAATCTTGAACAGCAGCTTGATGTTCTTTGATACGACGAAATCCGGCATCGGCGATCCGTCTTTCTTCTTGTCGGCAAGGTTGACATGTACAAATTCCTTGCGCCCTGCGTCAGCACCGGCAATCACCTGGAAACTGAAGTTAATGCATTCATACCCACTCGGGAACGCCGCATGGTTAACCTTGTCGAGCATGACCTCATACGTCCCCGGTTTGAGATTGTCAAACCCGTCATTAGCACTGTCCGTTTTTGCGTTCCAACCACTCTTCATAATTCCGTTAGCTACGTCTTGTAAACTCATATTTTTTTCCTCCTAGTTATTTATCTTGAAACATGCCCTCAACTGAATTTAACAGTTTCCGGACACGCTCGTTTTTAATGTCTTCCGCCTTGTAAACTTGGCGGTAATCCGTAACTGAACGTCGGTAAACGTTCTTCCCAAATTTCTCTGTATGAATGACCAGATCACAATTTCCGTTCACGACGTTATAGTACTTAGTTTTAAGACTAGGTACTTTTGATGTTGCACCCGTTTTGTCATCGACAAGTGCCAACTCACGGCTAATGTAGATAACATCTTGGTCCAACGCCTTCAGGTCCATTACAAACTGTTGTAAAACCGCATTGAATGCCGTGTATCCTCGTGCGTATCCGATATCTCCAAGCGACTGAACGTGGTTCTTCAAGCAGATTGCCTGCTCGATCATGACGCAAATATCGTCGATTACGTCAACGATCACCGTCTGGAATGTACAGTTTGGTTGTTGAAGTGCCGTTACGATTTCGTCTAACTGCTGAATGCAGCTTGATTTTAAGTTTCCTCGTTCGTCACGCACATTTCTAATCTGAATGCTTGGAGCGGTGCCTTGCTCCGAATTTCCGTCAGTGTTTAATACCAACGGATGAGGGAAGAAACTAGTGAAATAGCTTTTCCCACTCATCGTCGCACCGTAAACAAAAAAGTTGTGCGGCTCTTTCTTAGGTTGACATGGTTTGTCTTCCGGTAAAATACTCATTTAAAAATTCCTCCTCATTATCTTCTTGGCAAGCCCGGCAGATTATGATTTTTTGCCCAATGATAGGCCCAACCCCTTTTCCAACCTTTGAGTATTGCATATTGCAAACACTCTTGATAAGTTTGCAAATCCCATGGGAGTTTGTCTCCTAGGTTGTTTCTTATCTGCTGCTTCATATACTTCTCAGCGAATTTCCTCCTTTTCTGTTCGGCGGTGTCAATCTCTTCAATCTCACCTTCGGCAATGTGCAGCTTTCGCTTTGGTGCCGGAATAACCGGATTATATCTGCAAAACGGATCAAGGCACGTGTTGTCGTTTTCCCGAACGGCTTTCGCGTTCCAAACCGCCATGCACTCAGGGCACTGACAAACGGTCGGACCGTCAACGTTTTTCTGCCGTCTCGCTTTGGTGTGCATCATCTCTGCCCAGTCCCGTTCTTCTGACGGCAAGCCGTGACGCTCCCAGTTGCCGACCATATCGATGATGGTTGCGGTCTTTCCTTGTCGGGGATTCAGGCACCGCATCGCAAATTGCAAAAACAACGCCAGCGACTGGGTAGGCCTTGCCATAATCACGCAATCAACGTTCGGCAAGTCGATGCCTTCGGTAAAAAGGTTGACGTTCGTCAGAATTTTGACCTTGCCGTCTCGAAAATCATCGACTATCCGGTCTCTGACATCCGGCGGCGTATCGCCGTCGATTTCTTCGGCTGATATTCCCGCATCCTTGAACGCTTGCGCACATAGCTTGGCTGTCTGTACGCTGAACCAGTAAACAACCGCCTGTTGGCCATCTACTCGTTTGCGGTATTCACTTACAACGGATTGATAAATGCCTTTTTCGATAGCATCCGTCATTGACCCAACCGTAAAATCACCCGTTGACGATTTTTTGAGCTTGTCATCATCAATTTTTTTACGGGCAAAATAACGGAAGGGTGCGAGAAAACCTGTATCCATCAGTTCTTGGATTTGTTTGCCTTCTACGATGTCAGTTGCAATCTGATCGAGCTGCAGCCGCCCCATTCTGACGGGTGTTGCCGTAAACAGTAGCTTGACGGCATTTGGGAATGCGTCCAGCACTTTAACGTAAGTCTTTGCTAAAGCGTGATGCGCTTCATCAACAAGGATCACGTCCGGTTTGGCTAACTTGCCAATATTCCTGGTAAAGGTCTGGACCATGCCGATTTGGCAGAATTCCATTTTTGTGTTCTGTTCGGCAAAGGTTCGCTTGACCTGATCTACAATCTCTTTACGGTGGACGATGAACAGGATCCTGTTCCCCTTCGCCGTGGTTCGTCTTGCAATTTCTGCCATGATAACCGTTTTGCCGGTTCGCGGCGGAGATTGAACAACAATGCATTTGTTGTCCTTTTTCAATGAGCGATAGATGTTGTCTAAGCACTCTTTTTGATAGCTGCGAAGTTTGAATGTCACTTGATCACGGTCTTTCGATTGGGTTTGGTGTGAACCCCGGGGACTTCTTCGCCGGCTTTAAGTGCCTTGTAGATTGCCGTTTTGTCCGGCATGATAGTTAATTTCGATACCATGTACTGATCCGGGATTGCGTGTGTGTTATCAATAACTACGCTTGCTTTATAGTTGCGAGGTTTCAAAACGTGATTCTCGGTCTGCAACTCTTTCAAGCCTGCATCGTCCATGGCAGATGTCATGTAGGCATTAAGACGATTTACCGTGTTTTCAGCGGACTTTTTCGCCAACTGCAGCTCCTTGATTTTCTTTGCATAAAAGTCGCTCTTTGCAGTGTTGCGTTCAATCAAGAACGCAATGTGATCAAGTGTGACATCCCTCGCTTCGCCGATTGATTCAAGCGTGTCTTTCAGTGCCTGTTCAGACACTTCAGCGCCATCGTCGAAGAGTGATTCGACCTTACGATAATTTTCATTTAAGTTAAAAAGATTCATTTTTATTTCCTCCTGTTTTTGTGCTATAATAAACACGTTTTAAGTTTTAAAATTTCGAGCCGTTCCTTCTTTCAAGGGACGGTTTTTTTAGTATCCTAACTCGTCCAGTTCTTCCAATGTGTCCCACAATTCTTGTCTTACTTGGCTCCATTTCCGCCAGTCTTTAACTACCAGCTCGTCCAAGGCCCAAAGCAAGCTATGCGGTTCCTTGACCTGTTTCAGGAAATCCTTCACGATTTGTTCCGGATCTTCGGGTTGTTCGACCGGTTTGGCATATCCGGTTTCAAGACTAAATACCTCTTTTTCACTCATAACATCACCCCCTTACGATGGCGTCTTTTTCGCCATCAAGCACTTCCAAAACCCACGCAATAGCGGTTGTGCGAGCTTTGGCAAATGCTGGTTCTAGCAAATCGCCGACCGTCCAAAGCGTGAGCGTATCTTCACGCTCTTTCTTGATATCCAGTAAGTTCTTCATTTGGTCTTCACCTCCAGTTGTTTATTCTTGAGCTTCATCAAAACCTTGTGATTGTGTTGCGTTAGTTTTAACGCAATCAATAACTCTTCTCTACTCATTTGTTTTCCCTCCATTCTTTTTCTAAAACATCTAAGAGTTCTGCCACTAAAGGAGCTGTCTCCGGGTTCAGTTCGTCAAAGATTTTTTGTGCAAATTTCTCTCTGCCTCTCTTCTTGTACTCGAAAATCACATAAGCCAGTGACATTGAACCGATGAGGCTTTTTGAATCGTCTCCAACTTTTTCAGCTCGTTCATCAATTCTATCTGATATAGTTCTAAAATCGATTACCCTACAATTAGAAAGCATAGCCATGGCTTCTAATGCGGCTAACTCTTCAACTGCTACCGGCACCAGCAATTCCTCTTCTTCGTTCATTTATTGCCACCTTCTTCAATATCCTTGATTGCCTTTTCCATATCTTCCGCATCGTCTTTATTGCGAGTACGGATATTGTCAATAAGCTTGTTACGGTTTTCCCCTTTGCTTCGTTCTATCTCCAAAACGGTGAACGCATTAATGTATGCATTTATCGTTGTTCCCAGTCTCTCATCTACATAGAATGACCTTTTTATCATTTCTATGCTTTTTTCCTTTCCGTTGATTGTCTTCCAACCACAAGATGGCAGCATAGCCAGAAGCATGGCAAAGTCTTTAGTTTCAATGGTTACTGATGAATTTTTTACAAACATTATTTTTCCTCCTATCTTGGTAGCTTGGCCCGCCAGTCAATCCTCTGACGGTTCTCTTCCATCCATTCCTTCGCTTGTTTTGCGAAGATGATGTTCTGCTGACCACGGGCGTTGGCACGGATCAGCCAGCCATTAGGTCCGGTAATCTCGTCGCTGAATTTCGAGAAGATATAGAGCGCTACCCACGCTCGGCTTTTGTTTCCGCAGCACTTCTTGCGGAATTCGTCGAGGCTCCATGTGATTCCTGACAAATCTTCGTCAAGCAGGGCATCGATATGCCACTGAATGATTTCGTTTAGGGCCTCTTGATTAATCGTTACTTCTATTGGCGTCATTTTTGTGGGCCTCCTAAATATTTTTTTACGCTTTATAATTTGTTATAATTTAAACAACAATTAAAGGGCGGTGTTCAATATGTCACGATTTTCCCAAAGGAAAAAGGGATTGGAAATTTTATCAAATATTGAGAAAAGACCTGACCATTACAAAATAATTCATTATTCATGCGAAAGTTTCTGCAGTAATGGTTTCTCTCCTAAAATAATTTCGATAGCTATTATGGATTTGGGAAGTAGACAAATAAATAATTTTTCAATTAATTACTATGCAGAACTACATAATGCGACAAAAGAAGAGTTAATTGAAAAATATTCAGAATTCGAAAAAGAACTATTATCTGATTTCTTTAAATACGTATCAAATAATTTGGAGTACTATTGGATCCATTGGAACATGGATGATTCATCATACGGATTTGAAGCTTTATATAATCGTTATCGTGTTTTAGGTAATGAGCCTACCCGTATTTCAACCGAAAAAATAATAAACTTGAATTTTTTGATTGAAGAAATTTATGGTTATAATTATGTGGCTGATCCTAGAATGAAAAATTTAAAAGAATTAAATCAAATACATTCAAGATCGTTTAAAAGCGGTTCCGAAGAAGCGGAACTTTTTGAAAAAAATGAATTCAGCCAAATAAGCATGTCTACTCAATCAAAAGTTTCTTTGTTTTCAAAATTCATTGATTATATGACTGACGACCGATTAAAAACTCAAATACCTTGTACAAGGTTTTATGGTAGCTGGTTCGTGAGTGTTTTTTATCTTTTTCAAGAGAAGCCTGCTTTTATAACCCTCGGTTGGTTAGTGAATATTATAATCGGCGCTGTACTTGGATCCCTGTTTTCAAAGTTTTTTTAACTCCTTTCTTAAGTTAATCGCTTCTGTTAATGTTATGATTTGCGGGAGTGTTACCCAGTCTGTTTCAAGGTAGTACGTTGCAGTACTACTTTTTTTTAGTTTGTCGATAATCCACTCAATATGCCTCAGAGTTTCAATTTCGTTCATTTAATCATCCCCTTTCTGATTGCACTCAGCCCGTCTTCCGAATAAAGCCATTGTGCAACTTCTTTGTCACTGTATCGTGATTTTGAATTGGCCCATCTGCCGAATCTGTTTTGACCAGGCTGTTCAGCTTTGATTCCAAGCTGATTTGCAATCTTGCCTACTTTTTGCGCAGAGATTCCCAATTTCTCGCCTA